CGTGAGCCGAGGGGGGTTGACGGTAGTCGTACCGGATACCCTTTAAGCACACCCGGCAACAAGGCATACCTTGCTACAGGAAGTCTACTGCAAGGATATCCACGACGACTCCATGAATATCAACCTTGTCCCGTGACATGATTATGTCTTCAAACAGGTCGAGAACGTCAGAAGAGTACAGATAGTAACGTTCATAACAAAAGCTGAAAAAATCGTCCTCGCTGATAACATCCTCCACAACAATCTTTTGACGGATGTTGTGGAGAGTGACACCAGCGGAACGAGCATTCCAGCTTATGTCAATCGCGCTTTTGGCTTTCTCTCTGTCGCGCACTTCTGCAAATTCAATCAAGAACCTGCGCAAAAACATGTCGCGCACGGGAGGTAGATGTCGAAACTCATAGGCGTAGCCCACAGACTTACCTGCCATATATCCGGCATCGCTCACCCCATCATTGTTATTCGCCCTCATATTAAATCTGCCGATGGCTTTGCCCAGTATGGGGACCGTGAGGTGCATACCATCGCGACGAGGAACAAAAAACCGTGATAGGAATGAGCACTCGAAAAGTGTGCTGCGGCGAAAGACCTTACACTCCATTCTAGCCTCACTAGCAATGGAAGTGTAAGTCTTGCAAGCATACCTACCGAGGCCGTATATAACAGCAAGCATGTCATCACCTAATATCATCGCCCTGCTCTTACGTGCCCGAGAAGCACGTAGGAAAGAATACAGGATGATGCCATTCCAGAGCGTGTTGCGAAATGTAGTGTCAGTTGCGCCCGTCGGAAGCATATGCTGCAACGATGCGGTGACCCCGTGTGTTTTGGACTTGACAGTGAATTTGCCCGTCTTCAGATGAAGGCGAACAAACCACTCAGGACACCCGAGGAGCCGCATGGCAGCCGCTTCAAACAGTTGCACGTCTCTACATTGAGTTTTATCATTGCTCGAGAAGTCGGCTTCGACCCACGCTGGTTTAGGATCGAGTGGCGAATCATGATTCTCCAAGTACTCAGTATAATCAGTGGGAACTTTCTTGTACGATGTACGAAACTGGTAAGGCCCTTTGACGGACTCCAAGAGTAAATCAAAACGCCTCATCAGTTCGTTGAAAACTGGTCCGGAAATCGCGTTATAAAGGTCAGTTCCTTTAAAAATAACGCGAGGTGCCCAATTGGGCTTGTGTTCGACCAAGAGAGCCTCGACCTTGACGAATACATCCTTGGTAGTATAATCATTGATATTTGACGAAACAAGATTATCCAAGGCAGCATCCATCCGATCGCGCTTTTCTTGACCGAATTTGGCGAGCCAGTCTTCATACAAAGTAGAAGTCCATTCAAACTGATCAAATGAGCCATGTTCTGCAAACAGATAGTCAAAGAACAAACGGCTATCATGTACGATGCGAGCCGAAGCTCGTCCATCGCAGTGATAATTGCATCTCTTACGGAAGGCCGCAAGAAAGTTGGAATAACCGTTGTCTGGGACTACTGGATGCATCCCGGCAAGGAGAGGTCCAAGCTGCTTGACCCGTTTACCTTCATCCTGGAAGGAATCCGGCATACGGAAATTGACACCCTTTATTGGCTTGATGTAGGGATTGGCAACAGCATGGTACTCATGATAGGACTCGGAATATTCGTAATGGCGCCGTTGGCGGGGGTTTAGACCCCCCGCCATGTGGCGGGACTGGTGTTGGTGTTGGTGTTGGTGTTGGTGTTGGTGGTGGTGGT